TAAATCACACTCACTTATGGATGTGATGGTTGATGAAGATGGCGATAAGGTCACACCAAAAGACCATGGTTGGTCATGTGGTCCTACTTCTGGTTATATTGCAGTAAAAAATGAGAAACCAAAAGAAGTATTTTTAATTGGCCATGATTTGTTGAGTGCAACTAAGTTTATTAATAATATATACAAGTCAACCAAACACTATACAGCATCACAGAATGGACCAACACCTGCTGTGAATTGGATTAGACAATGGTACACACTATTCAGATGGAATCCAGATGTCAAATTTTACAAAGTTAACGAATTTAATGATGGTAGAGATGCCGTCAATTCTCCTATTGAAGATTGGGAGAATAATAAGAAATTGCCGAATGTGGANTACATAAGCTATTCCACGCTTGACAATATGCTNGTTTTATAATATAATGTACAACATGAACAGTAAAACTTGTATAAATACCAATGAAGCCGATTATACAGGCTACACTAAGACAACGAACATAAAACATATATACAAAGGAGAATAATATGGATTTTGAAAGTTTAAAATCAAGTCAAAGTAATTTTGACGCAATCACCAAAGCTCTGGAAACTAAACTTACTCCAGAAGACCAATCAAACAAAAACAAATATCAGGACGACAGGTTGTGGAAACCTGAGATGGATAAAACAGGTAACGGCTATGCTGTTATTCGTTTCTTACCTGCTTCTAATGGCGAAGAGATGCCATGGCAGCGAGTATGGTCTCATGCATTCCAAGACAAAGGCGGCTGGTTTATTGAAAACAGTTTGACAACACTTAATCAAAAGGATCCTGTGTCTGAGGAAAACAGCAGACTATGGAATACTGGTTTAGATAGTGACAAAGATATTGCTAGAAAGCGTAAGAGAAAATTATCTTACTTTGCAAACATCTATGTTGTATCGGATCCTAAGCATCCTGAAAACGAAGGACAGGTAAAACTGTACAAGTTTGGTAAGAAAATCTTTGATAAGATTACCGAAGCGATGCAACCAGCATTTGAAGATGAAACACCTATTAATCCATTCGATTTCTGGAAAGGTGCAAACTTCAAACTGAAAATTAGGAAAGTTGATGGTTATTGGAACTATGATAAATCCGAGTTTGAGGGCGTAAGCAAAATCAAAGATAGTGACGATGATATCAAAGCTATTTGGGAAAAGCAATATGCTCTTAAAGAATTTGTTGACCCTAGTAATTTTAAGACCTATGATGAACTCAAAGAGAAACTGAATAGGGTAATTACGGGTACACAAAGCACAGTAACAGCAGACCAGATGGACCTCCCACCTATGGCTGCACCTACTGTGAAAAGTGACGATGTACCAACTATGTCTTCAGCAAGTGCGAGTAGTGACTTAAATAATGATGAAGATGATACTTTATCTTACTTTAGCAAACTTGCAGACGAAGACTAGTATCTCTCTCTAAAAACATCTAACTTTGAAGGGGCTCTCGAAAGAGAGCCCTTTTTTATTGGTGCTTACAAAATAGGTATAAATAGTAGTATGGCAAATATATTTGAACCGTTAAAAGATTTACAAGGTAACCAACTAAAATCAGCCAGTTGGTACAGAAATGCAGCCTCATTGGTTGCAGATAGAGTTTCATCAGGACAACTTATGCGAGATGGTAAGTTACTTGGTAGACCTAGTGTAGGCAGAATGTCTATGTTTTACTATGACCCTAAGACTAAATCAAAGATGCCTTTCTATGATATCTTTCCTTTAGTATTGCCAGTTGATGTATTTAAAGGTGGTTTTGTTGGTCTAAACTTTCACTATCTACCATATGCATTGAGATTTAAATTGTTACAAGATTTACAACAGTACACAAGTAATGGTAAATTTGATAACACTACAAAACTACAAGTTGGTTATTCTAACTTGAAAGGTAATAGTTTGATTAGACCTGCTATTAAGAAATACTTATGGCGACAAGTACAAAGTAATTTTTTAAGAGTAGATGTTGATGAGATGGCGATTGCATGTTATTTACCAGTTGCACAATTCCAAGGCGCAAGTTTGGGTAAAGTATTTGCAGACAGTAGGAGAAAAATCTAATGGCATATTCAGAAAAAGTATTAGACCATTATGAAAATCCACGAAATGTAGGTAGTATGGATGTAAAGAGTACAAATGTTGGTACAGGTATGGTAGGTGCACCGGCATGTGGTGATGTAATGAAATTNCAGATTGAAGTAAAAGATAATATTATAATAGACGCTAAGTTTAAGACATATGGTTGTGGTAGTGCTATTGCGAGTAGTAGTTTGGTTACTGAAATGTGTAAAGGTAAATCATTAGAAGAGGCAAAAGCAATAAAGAATTTAGATATTGTAGAAGAACTGGCACTTCCACCAGTAAAAATACATTGTAGCGTATTAGCTGAAGACGCAATTAAATCAGCAATAGAAAACTATAAAAGTAAGGTAGCATAATGGCAATTCTAAGAGGCGGTACAAAAATATTTGGACAAGATATTAGAATAGGTTTACCTAGAGATAAATCTTTGACCGATGTTGTTGGTGACCTAAAAGACAAACAAGGTGGTAGTGGTAAGTTAGGTGGTAATCCAACATCTACAATCAATACTTTCATTGCACAAATAAATCAAGGTGAGGGTATGGCAAGACCCAATAGGTATCTTGTTAAGTTTTTCCTACCTGAAAAATACAAACTTGGTAATCGTGATGCATATGATTACGGAGCATATACACCGGCAATGAATACTATGACTTCTAGTGATATGACAAGAAATGTTGGCATGATGGCCAACAAAGTGACTATGCCTAGCCGAGATGTAAATACAACAGATGTAAGAACATTTGGACCTAGAAGAAAAATGCCTTATGCTTATTCATTTAATGGAAACACAGAGATGACTTTCTATGGTGACAAGTTTTTAAGACAAAGACATTTCTTTGAAGAATGGCAAGAAAAAATCTTCAACAGACACACACACGAAATGAATTTTTATGAAGATTACATTGGCAAAATACATATTTACCAAATTGGTGCAGACGACCAAGAAGGTGGTAGAGATAGAATTACATACGCAGTAGAATTAGATGAAGTTTATCCAGAAACTATTGGTCAATACGACCTATCATATGGCGATAATGACAAAGTTGCAGAATTGCCTATTACATTTGCATTTAGAACATGGATGAATTTATCAAAAGGTGACCTTAACACAGCTGACATTGGTGCCAAGTTTGGCGATGTACCTGAAGTTAAGGCAAGTAAAGAATTTGGTTTGTTTGGTGGTTTCTTAGATAAACTACCACCTGAACTAAGAAGAACTGGTAGAGATGTACTAGGTGCAGTTAAGCGAAGTACACCTATCGGCAAGGTTACGGGTGGTAGGGTATTCCCACCATTCTTATAATATAACAAGGAGAAAATTAAATTATGTCGTTACCTACATTAGAAACACCGACATTTGAGTTGACACTACCTTCTACTGATATGAAAGTCAAGTATAGACCTTTTCTAGTAAAAGAAGAAAAGATTTTATTACAGGCATTGGAATCAGCTGAGAATAAACAGATAATTCAGGCACTACAAGATATTTGTCATGCTTGTACATTTGGTGTACTCAATGTCAATAAATTACCTACATTTGATTTAGAATATGTATTTTTACAAATTCGTGCTAAGTCAGTAGGAGAGATTGCAAAAGTTAGATTGTTATGTCCAGATGACAAAGAAACATATGCTAGTCTTGATATCGACCTAACGAAAGTTGAAGTGCATGTTGATGATGACCATGACAACAATATCGTTATTGACGAAAAGAGAAATTTGGGTATCATTATGAAATATCCAACTATATCAACCATTGACCCTAGCGAAGATGTTAAGGGAATGGGTACAAAAAGAGTATTTGAGATGATGGCTAAAACCATTTATCAAATTTATGATGGCGAAAAAACATTCGCCGCTTCAGACTATAAAACTGAAGAGTTGCATGAGTTTATTGAGGGTTTAGATAGTAAGACTTTTGAGAATATTCAGAAATTCTATCAAACAATGCCACAGTTAAGGCATGAGATTGAGTTAGAAAATCCTAAAACAAAAGTCAAGTCTAAGATGATGTTAAAGGGTATTCAAGATTTTTTTCTATTGCCCTCTCACACGAAAGCTTAGAGAACCACTATCAAATCAATTTTGGTTTGATGCAACATCATAAATATTCTTTAACAGAGTTGGAGAATATGATACCGTGGGAGAGGGAAATATATGTGAGTATGTTAATCAACCACATAAAAGAAGAAAAAGAAAAGGCTCGAGAAAGGGCACAAAGAGGGAGATAAAATGGCAGAAGAGAGTAAAGATGTAAAGGTTGCAGAACCTAAACAAAAGATACAGGTCGATTTAGAGGTAGATACTTCAATCAAAGACCTTGGTATAAACCCATATGCTAAACTAATTCATATGGCAAGAGCTGTTGACGCTTGGAGAATATTTCCAAGATTGTTCTTAACAGTTTACATTGTATTATTATATAAATGTGTAATATGGTATATGAACTTGCCTACTCCTACTATGGAACAAAGTGGGTTAATCAGTATCGTAGTTGGTGCTGGCGCTGCCTGGTTTGGTCTATACACAGGAACAAGTAAGAGTAAGAAATAATGGAAATCACAGCAGAGTTATTACAAGTTATAAACGAAACAAGTTGGACTGATGGTATTGGTACACTTGCCGTTTTATTGATTGCATATGCTCTGTACAAATACATTAATAAAAGGTTCAAATAATGGCTTCTAATTCAGGTAAAACACAAGGTTCAATGATAGCTGCCGTTCAAGCAGGTCAAACTGCTATCGGTTCTGCTATTACAGGTATGTCTAAAGCATCTGCTACAGATATGCAGGCTGCTGATACCTTAGAAGATATCAAAGAAATTAATAACGATATCAAAAAAGGCCAAGACAATATGGTCTACCTGTTAGGTGAGATGTTTGCATTTGATATGGAGGCATTTCGTAGAGAACGAGATAGAGCCAGAGAAGCAGAAAAAGAAAGACTAAAAGCACTTAG